CAGCTAGCTTCCGCCTGGGCCGACAGTTGAGTTTCAAAGCACGCCGCCTGCTGTCTTGGTTGGGCGTGCCTGCCGAAGAGATCGAACGCATCAATCTTGAAAGCCTGCGCCAGCGCAACATGGAAGGTATCCTGGCCGATCGTCAGGCAGTATGGAATCGTGTGGCTGCCATAGAATTTGAAGAAACTGACTTGCCGCCCAACGTGCAGGTGATCACAGCCGAACTTTTCCCCAACCAGTGGCAGTATCTGATCAAACGAGGGGTTCCCAGGGACTATCCCTGCTTGGTGCAGGGATCTCACGAGAATCGGCCTCACGTGATCGTGCCCTATACGCACGACGGACAGATAGTGGGACATACCACTCGCTTTCTGGATGATCGCAAGCCCAAATACATCAGTGAAACACAGTCCAATTATGTGTTTGGTTGGGATCTGCAGCAGCCTAGCTGGCAGCATGTGCTGGTCATGGAAGGCGTGTTTGATGCGCTCAGCATCGGGGGTATGGCGGTGCTACATGCTGACATCTCAGATGGGCAAGAGCGACTGATACGTAGTCTTGGACGTGATGTCACGGTGGTGCCCGATCAAGATCGCGCAGGCATGCGCCTAGTAGAACGTGCGCTGGAACTGGGTTGGGCTGTGAGCATGCCCCTCTGGGACACCGGCATCAAGGATGTGAACGATGCTGTGATTCGCTATGGCCGCCTGGGCACACTGCTAACTATCATGCAGGCTCGAGAGACAAGCAGAGTCAAGATCGAACTGAAACGCAAACAGATCATGAAAAAGATGCAGGACAAACACAATGTCTGACATAAAAAAAATATTGATATTGGCGTTACCGCGGTCCGGTACTACTATCATCCAGACCGATCTGGCCACACTCACCAAGCTACCTAATCTAAGTGAGCCACTGCATGACTTTGATAGGAATCAACTCGATCGTTGGTACAGTTGGTTGGGTAAACTAGAGCTTGGTATTGTGAAAGTATTATCAACGGGTCTTGAATCCATAGATTTTGAACACACGGTCCAGACCATGGATCCGGATCATGTGGTGTTGATCGAACGTACTGATCTTGCTGCTTGTTGTTTGAGCCTCTACTATGCTGCAGAAATAGCACATCAATATCATTGGGCTCATGAGCATACTCCGCCAGCTTTGCGATTCCAGTGTCCTTTGTCCTGGGTGAAAAGATGGGTCCATCAATATCAACACTATGCGACCTGTCGACAGAGCGTACTGGGCACCCACAGGTGCAGCATTATAAATTACGAAAAATATATGAACGATCAACCGCAGGATGTCTTGGGCCATGTGTTGCGTCGAAGTACCGGGCGTGCACAAGATCTAGGTTTTGTGGCCAAATTTATCGCCTATCAGGACCTGTGCGAAAACTACAGTGACGTATATAATACCATACAAGGATCACTATGCTGAAAGACTACAATATTGATGTGCAGAGACTGTTCCTGGAGATGATGCTGGAAGATGCTCAAAGCTATATCCGGGTGCAGAACATCTATAACCCCGAAAACTTTGATCGTGCCCTGAGGGCCGCAGCCGATTTCATCAAGTCACACTGTGACCAGCACAAGACCATGCCCGACCGTGCGCAGATCACGGCAGCCACGGGCATCAAATTGGAAGCTATTCCGGATCTCAATGAGGGACACTTTGACTGGTTCCTGGAAGAGTTTGAAGGATTCACGCGTCGTCAGGAACTGGAACGTGCCATCCTCAAGAGCGCGGATCTCTTGGAAAAAGGCGAGTATGCCCCTGTGGAAAAGCTGATCAAGGATGCGGTGCAGATCAGCTTGACCAGAGACATGGGCACGGACTATTTTGCCGATCCCCGGGCCAGGCTGATGCTGCTGAAAAGCAACAACGGTCAGAACTCCACGGGTTGGCCCGCGCTGGATCGCCTGCTGTATGGTGGTTTCAATCGCGGCGAGCTACAGATATTTGCGGGCGGTTCGGGATCAGGCAAGAGCCTGTTCATGCAGAACTTGGCTGTGAACTGGGTGGAGCGCGGACTCAACGGTGTTTACATCACGTTGGAACTGAGCGAAGGCCTGTGTGCCATGCGTATCGACGGCATGCTGACCAACACGGCCCAGAAAGAGATCTTTAGGGATCTGGACACCGTGGAGATGAAGGTGCGCATGACCGGCAAAAAGTCGGGCAAGATGCGGATCAAATACATGCCCGCACAGAGCACGGTCAACGATATCCGGGCATACCTCAAGGAACTGCAGATACAGACTGGGCTCAAAGCGGACTTCCTGTGCGTGGACTACTTGGATCTCCTGATGCCGGTATCAGCCAAGGTATCGCCCAACGACCTGTTCGTCAAAGACAAATATGTTTCAGAAGAACTGCGAAACTTGGCCAAGGAACTGAACATCCTGTTTGTCACAGCATCGCAGTTGAATCGTGCGGCGGTGGAAGAGATCGAGTTTGACCATAGTCATATATCGGGTGGTATCAGCAAGATCAACACCGCGGACAATGTGTTTGGTATCTTTACTTCTAGGGCCATGCGTGAGCGCGGACGCTATCAGCTACAGCTGATGAAAACACGTTCCAGCTCGGGCGTGGGGCAGAAGGTGGAACTGGAGTTTGATATCGAATGCCTACGCATACGTGACTTGGCCGAAGACAAGGACTATCAAGAGTTCAAGAAACGTGCGCCCAGCATCTATGAGAGTATCAAGGCCAAGAGCACCATCTCGGATAGTGACCCCAACGCCAGCGTGGCCGACGAGCCGGGCAAGATCGTGGCAGACGTACAGAGCAGCAAGCTCAAACAGCTACTGGGGCAGATCAAACAGAATGGTTGACCAGTGGCGATTGGTCAGCAATACCAGAGGCCCCTGGACCATATCAAACATGCTATCAAACCCATAGTCTCTACTTTTTTCCAAAATCATATCTTAGAGTAGATAAAACTTACAGATTTAGGAAATCATCGATATTTAGAGAAGTGATGTTTTTACGATCAACCTGTAAAAACTGAGAGCCATCTCTACTGTGACGTTCGCCTTGTCCCACTATCACTGAACCTGAGTGATACTTCACGGGACGATCCACGATGAGATCCACATATTCACCTTCGCCCACACCCAGTGTGATAAAGTGTATGTACTTTTGTTTGTCTCGACGAAACACCCTGCTGTTGGCCACAATGCCAGCGAACTCAAATTTGTCAAGATAGAGATTCTTCACGCCCATGCCGGGCAGGAATCCCGGTGAGTTCCAGCAGCCATGCTCCACGAATGACTCCACAGGATCTTCGGTGATCCAATTGGCGAATCCCAGATCCCGTAGATCCCAACCTGCACGTTTGGCTTCGTTGCGATAGACCCAGCGGGCATATGATCCTTGGCAGTGTTTGAGTGCAGCTCGCCAGAACTCTCGTGGATTGTGGGCCTTTTGCCAGGCCAGAGCCCAGATCAAACGACCCAGGTTCACGGCATGCGCACGGCACAGGCCAAACCCACTCAGGCTCTGCATCTCCTGGCGTATCTGCTCACGTTGGGGATGATCGCCTAGTCGAGCCATGAACTCCATGACTTTTTCTTCGTTGCGTTTGGCAAACGCCCGCCGATACATGTCCGCTTGATAGGCATTGACTCCTACCAGGCGCATGATCTTTTCTATGGCATCATCTTCGCACACTATGGCCGATTCCTGCACGGTCTTTTTGGTCCAGTCATGGAAGAACGATGCCTTCTTACGGCCTTCCACGGCCACGGGACGTACCAGGGCCGTGGCAAACACACAGTCGTCCACAGACGTGGGCCGGATGGCACGGAACAGGCGACGCATGGCTGGTGATTCGCCCTGGGTAACGCCCAGGACATCACCTCGCTGTAGCAGATCTGCGGTGAGATCATCGGTCTTGGGATATTCATGTATCATGCGTGTGGAATCGATCTCCATGAGCTGACTCAATCCTCGGTTGGCCAGGATGTCCACTTTGAGATGCTCCAGATCCTCCACTTCGTTTTTGTCCAGCAGTATGAGATTGTCATCCCTGAACAGGCTCTGGGGTAGTTTGCGATCAAACACTATGATTCCACCGCAGTGTTTGGATAGGCAACGTTTCTTGCCTATCAGTTTGCGTTCGATCCTTTGGGCTTCCTCAACGTCTACACCCAATTTTGCATAGTCGATATCACGGGGCAAGCGACCACGGGCGCCCAGACGCTTGGCAGCTTCGCGACGAGCGGATCGCTCCTTGTACATCACATAGTTGGAGATGCGAGCAGTGCGGCCGGGCCAAGCGTCAAAAATACGCTGCATGGCCAACGCCTGCTGATGATGCGGCACGTCAATGTCCACATCTGGTAGGTCATCACGGAAGGGATTGAGAAATCGTGCCAATGGGATGCGCCACTCTATGGGATCTACATCTGTGATACCCATGAGATAACATACCAAGCTGGAACCAGCGGATCCCCGGGTCATGTGCGGTATATCTTGATTGAGATCCAGGATCTGGCGTATCTTGAGAAAGTATTGGGTGAACCGTTGGTTGATGATGATACCGAACTCTTCGGCCAGACGGTCTTGATATTCGGGGGAATGGGGACAGGGTCTACGGAACTGGGCCAGCAGAGCTTCGATCTGTTCTAGGTCGGTCATGGTTGCCTTTCAAGCTGCCTTACCGGTTATTTACGGTAGACTAGCCCTTGGGCAAAATTATGACGTAACGGCCTTGATCACAGCAAAGTTGAACACTGGTTGTTCGGTGGTAGTACCCCCAGTGGTAGCGAAGGTTATACGGAAGCTACCAGCTGCTACCGCTGTGACATGCGTACGGTACAGGTCAGTACCGCTCTTTTGATTCACGATCACAGTGTCAGTGGCTGCTACTTTATTGTTGGTAACTGTGAAACTCTGCCAACTGCTAGAGCCCGCTGCTGAGACCAGGGTGATGCCCCCGCACAGCGCATTGATAGTCACCCCGGTGGTCCTGCTGGTGATCTGGGTCACGGTAGCACCTGCACCAACGCCGTAGCCCACAGCGGCCTGTCCACTGCCCAGCAGCGGTCTATTGAGGTCCTGGATGCTGATGGTGGTGCCACCGTCTGTGGTGCGGAAGCAGAACTGATAGATTCCCGTGGCTGCGAAAGTGATAACGCTGGAAGACAGCCCTTGGATGCCCGTAGTACCCACGCTCACAGCCGCGGGCAGGGTCAGGGTATAAGCCACATTGGTGATGTTTACTGTGAGACACAGTTCTCCCGCCGAGCCCGAAGCTGGAAAGTTCGTAAATGCCAAGCTGATGCTGCCTGTGGTGCTCACATACTGATATTGTCCTGCGCTGTAGTCCAGGGTCACCGTGCCCGAAGTGGCGGTATTTTGCACGTAGGTCCAGCTGAGATCCTGTAGCTTGACTGCGTACAGGAGATTATCGCTCATGTTGTTGTCCAGCGTGGTACCGGTCAACGCGCTCTTGAACACGCCCTTGCTTTGCAGTTCGGTGATTTCATTGGCCGCATACTGAAAATTGGTAGCAGTATTGGTAAAATTGTCCCGCATGCCCTGGGTGTCATTGGGCACGCCGGCTACGGGATAATTTCCGTCTATATTGTTGGGATTGATCTGGCTGGTCATCTGTTTACCTCGGTTCTAGATATTTATCGCGAGCCCCTTTTCCATAAATAATACACAGGATTGGACAACATGCAAAAAAGAACAAAGAGCATACTGGAAGAGCTGGATAACCTGTATGTGGAACGAGATCGGCGTCTGGTGCTGGAAAATCGCGCCGCTGTGCTGATACAGAGCGCGGTACGTTTGATAGAACAGATCGAACATGAGTATTCGGCTGAACAGGCCGAGAATCTCACCCGCAAATTTCTCAACGCGATACGCAACAGGGACGCTGATAAATTTGCTCGCACAGTGAGGCGCACCAATGAAAATCAATGAAATAACAACTGTGTCTGAAGCGGGCCTGGCAGCCGCGCTGGGATCGTTTGCCAAAAGTGCCGCTACCAATGTGGCCAAACAGGTGGCCGCATACGCAGACGCGGACTACGGCAAATTTTTAGGACCACAGAGCACGGTCAAAGTTGATTCCCAGATGATTCAAAAAACAGCCAAAGAACTGGGCGCCAACACTGCTCAATCTTGGGTGGCCATGGCACAGCAGATGATACAAGATAGGCAAAAAACCATGCCCCGGGGCACCATGGCCACTTGGAAAGATGTACCCGACACTACCAAGGCAGAAGCCATCGACCAATTGATCAACAGCATGATCAAGGGAGTCAACCCAAGATTTTCAGGTGACTACAAGACTTTGCCTAACTTTGTGAATGCTGATCCCACTAGCCAACGCATCGCCACTGACGCGGTGCAGCAGATAGATCGTTTTAGGCAGAGCCTGTTGAAAAACGCTTCAGTGAGTACCACTCCCACTGGCGCCACAGCAGCTTGGTCTTTGTTGGCGACCAAAATCGTGCAGGCCGCTACCGTGGCAGCTCAGAGAGAGTCCAACACTACCACAAAATCAAAGGTGGCTTTTGACAAAGCCACAGGCACGTGGTCCTACGATGGTAGGCCAATAGATCTAACCAAACCTGAACAGCGACAGGCACAAGCCGAGTACATCAGGCTCAATCCGGGCTACGCATCACCATGATCATACGCGAAGGTGGTAACGTTTTCAAAGATCCCAAGGGACAGCCCTTGACCCAGCGCATCGACCGCGCGGATGTGCCAGCCACGGTGGCCTTTATCGAAAAGGTCCTGGGACAGACGTTTCCTCCCGATACTTGGCTGGGCAGCACGGGCAAGGCAGCCACTTCGGGAGACATGGACTTGGCCGTGGACAGCAACCAAGTGACCAAGGATGACATAGCCGCGGCCATCACGTCGTGGGCACAAAAAAACAAGCTGGATCCCAGACAGTATGTGGTCAAGCGCGGTGAAGTACATTTCCGTACACCCATCCGCGGTGATGCCAATAGGGGATTTGTACAGACTGATTTTATGTTTTTCCCCAACGTGGAGTGGGGCAAGTTTTTTTATTCAGGCGGTGAGGACAGCGCGTTCAAGGGCGCGTTCCGCAACATACTCATGAGCAGCCTAGCCAAGGCCCAAGGACTCAAGGTCGGCGCCAATGGCATGTTCAGCCGCACTACCAATCAGTTGGTAGACGGAGGTCTAGAACCTGATCATGTGGCCCAGGTACTGCTGGGACCGGGTAAGAAACGTGACGCTCTCAAAAATGTGGAAACAATCTACGCCAACCTGCGACAGGACCCAGACCGGGATGCCAAGCTGGCCGACTTCCGAGATCACTTGGCCAAGAACGGCATGCAAGAACCCCAACTGAAAGAAAACGAAGTGAACTTCTTGGCCCGGCTGAGGGACAGGTTGGTGAACCAGGGCATGTACACCCTGATAGAACAGGCCAGACCTATACTAGAAGAGGAACCAGCAGGTGTGGGTGGTCGTGCCAAAGGCATAGAGCATCTGGAAGATCTAGTTTTCCGCAGGGGCACCGCGGGTGTGCGCCAGGCGCTGGACATCGTAAAACACGTGGCCAAAGATCCCAAATCCACCACGGTCAAGTGGGACGGCAAACCTGCGGTTATATTTGGCCGCAAACCCGCCACGGGCGAATTTGTATTGACCGACGGTTCGGGATTTGATGCCAAGACCTACGACGGCTTGGCCACCAGCCCCGAGATGATGGCACAGATCCAAAACACCCGCGGCCAAGGTCGTGAAGACCTGATCAACATCTATGCCACACTGTGGCCCATGCTGGAACAGGCCTTGCCCTCGAACTTTAGGGGCTATGTCAAGGGTGATCTGCTGTACATGCAGACACCCCCCATACAGCAGGGCAACTATGTGTTTCGCCCCAACACCGTGGAATATCGCATACCGGCCAAGAGCACCTTGGGCCAACGCATAGGTGCCAGTGAAGTGGGCATTGCCATGCACAGCATGTATGCTGACCAAGGCGAACCCCGCCAGGCTCTCAGCAGGGTCAAATTCAATCCAGTGCCAGGTCTGCTGCTGTTGGAACCCATCGTGAGCAAGGGCGTCACACCCGATCAAGACCTGATGCGTGAAATATCCGGTGTGGTCAAAGCTCATGGCAGGGACATAGACACCCTGTTCAATCCTGCGGAATTGCGTGCGCAGCAGATCACGGACCTGGCCAAACTGTGCGTGGATTTTATCAATCACAAAATTGGCTCGGGCAGTTTTGACAACCTGCTGCCTGAATTTGGTGTGTGGCTCCAGCAGAAAGTTACCCCCCGCAAGTTCAACAACATCATAGAATATCTCAAAAATCCCACGAGCAATCAGCAGGGCATGGCCGCGGCCTTTACACTGTTCCTGCTACTGCATGACCTCAAGCTGGATCTGCTGCGCCAGCTGGATCTGCAGAGCCCGGGCAACGAGGGCTGGGTCATGGCCACCCCCGCGGGCTATGCCAAAGCAGTCAACAGGTTCGACTTTACCGTGAGAAATCGCGCAAGAAATAACCCCTAGCCCTGGTTTTTGAACGGGTGGACTAAATAACAGTAGGGCTACAACCCACAATCTAGGAGAGATAAAAATGGCTTCAATTACCAAAGTAAACGGTACTACCCAACCAGTATTTGCGATCGACGTTCAAAACGGTTCTATCGCCAACACTGCCAACATCGCTGCACAGGGTCCTGTGCAAATGGCTGGACCCAAGCTGGAGTTCTTCAGCTTGACCGCCAACAGCGCACTCAGCGCATCGGGCGCTGCCAATGCCACTGGCTACATCAACAACATTCTGCAGGCCATCCAGCAGACCACGACCATTGCCATGTATCAAGTGACCCCCAGCAACGCAGCAGTGCTCAACATCGCTGTGTATCCCGTGGGCGCTGCCAACGCAACGCAGATCGTGACTGCGGCCCAGACTGCCAACGCAACCGGCGGTCTCAACATTGGTATTCCCACTGCCAACGTTGCTGCTTCGGCCACGTTCACCAACGTCTAAT